CATACGTCCGCTGACTCTCTCCATCGCTTCGGAAGCAATGTTGTTAGAGAGGATGCGATTGCTCTCAACAGAGTTAGGCCGACCGTCCCGCATGACCCGAACTGCGCTACGATCAACCATATCGCGCGCAACCCGGCGCCGAAGCTCCGGGTCATCGTCAAACGGCATTACACCATCCTCCCCTTGGTCTTGCCACGGCTGGCGCAACCATCGCCACGGGTGACGCCACCGGACTTCATCTTCACAGCGCCGCCCTTGGCCATGCGAGAAGGACGGCCCGGCGGCGGTTCGTCCGTGGGGACCATACGAGGATCAAAGCCACGCATACCACGAGGAGGCGTCATGTCCTCCTCGAAGCTGCGACGCGGCGGCATCGGCTCGTCGGTTGGGACGGCATTGGAGCGGAAGCCCCGCATGCCACGGGGCGGCGTCATATCCTCCTCATAGGAGGGAACGCGACGGCGACGGTCCATTAGATGAACTTCCCCTTGGTCTTGCCGTGGGCGGCAACGCCATCCGCACGCTTGGAGGCAGAGCCGCCAGCCGCCATCTTCTTGACGTAGCCGCCCTTCTTCATGCCCTTCTCGGACTTGTCTTCCATCTTCTCGGCGCGAGCAATCTCCTTGCGGATCAGCTTCTTGTCCATCGCCTCATCAGCGTGAATCTTGCCACCCTTGGCCATGCCGCCTGGACGCATCGCGCGAGCGCCAAAACGCGGCATCGCCATGCCAGCATCGGCACTACCACCAGCCTTCGGCATACGCGGCTTCTTCATGTTCATTAGCTTTCTCCTGCCATCTTCATGGCTTCGGTTTCGCATTCATCGGTGCGACGAAGCCATCCGCGACCGAACGTCTCAAAAGCCTTGAGGCTTTTATAGAACTCACGCCTGTCTTCGGCAAAGCGAACAATGAGGTTCTTGGCCGGGACTGCGTTAACGGCAGCGATGGTCTTCGGGCCAATAGCTCCATCGGGTACTGCCCCAACACAACGCTGGAGAATCTTGGCTGCACGACCAACCCCACCATTCACGGCGAGATCGAAAACAGACAGGTCCACACCAGGAGCCCACTCATCGCAGCGGGCCTTGTCCCAATACCGAGTGCGGTAGAGGTCATGGAGGTGGGCGTCTGGAATATTCCGAAGCTCGTCCTTGGTGACATCCCGGCCAAGGTATTCCTTGTAGACCGCCAGGGTCACGCCCTTCATCGTCGCGCCGCCAGGGTCACGGGGATGGTCAGACCACCCACCCTCATGGTGAAGCACGAACTTCAGGCAGCGTTCAAAGTTGTCTTTCACTTGCCCATGATCCTGTTCATGGCCTGGGTCTTCTCGCGAGAGCCAGCCGAAGAGCCGAAGTAGTAAGAGACGATAGCGCCCCATGCCGTGCCCAATGTCCCCAGCATAACCAGCATTGCCTCGCCACCATTCTCAGGCAGGCCGTAGGCAATCATCCAGAAGAGAACGCCAAAGAAGCCGAAGGTCACAGCAGCCGCAAGAAACTTGGGCGTGTGGTCGCCCGTCTTAACTTCTCGTTCACGGGCAGAACTACGATCCTCGTTCGATATGCGCTCAAGATCAACATCAAGCTCACGCATCCGGATCACGAAGTTATTTTCTGCCTGCTTCAGGGCAAGCAGTTGTTCTGGCGTGGCGCTCTTGGCCGCCTCTATAAGCTCATCCTCGGTCCCATCCGGCTTTCCAAGAAGAGCTTCGGAGATGGCTCGCGTCGCCATCCCCGCCAGCGGGCCACCTACGGCAGTAGCGATGGACGGGGCAACGGTGCGGACAAGATTAAGAAGGGCTTCCATCCTATCTCTCCAGCATGAACGTCAGGTTCTGATGACGTGGATAGGTGACGGTACGCTCCCCCTCCGGGCACTTGTAACGGATTGTGGCGAGCAGGGTTGCCCGGCCAGGGCTAACCGGAGACCTGTCTGAAAGCTCTAGCGTATAGGTGAAGGTGTCGATCTCTGGGCCAGCCGGTCCAGTGAAGCGCGTCATGCTAGGCGTTGCCTCATGAATGAGGCCAGTGGCATCCCTGACCGTGACGCTGAAGCCTTCTACAGAGCAATCATCCCGACGCTTGATCCGGGCCACGGTCACGGTGATTGGCTGGCCTATTCTGCCATCAGCAATCCTGAAGTGTTCGGGCGTCCAGGTGATGATCTCGTTCCGGAACCACCCAAACTTTTCCCCAGCCGTATAGCCGCCAACAGCCAACGCAAACGTGGCTGTCGCAAATTGAACGACAGGAGTTAGCTTAGGCAGTTCCACATCAAGCCCCAGGCTCTTGAGGTGCAGGCTTCTTGCCAAGAAGCTTCTTTACTGTCTCGGTCTCGTAGATGCGGATAGCAGTCCAGCAAATCGTGAAGATCGCTGCGATGCTTGGCAGGACGCCAGCTAAAGTAGCCACGACAGTTCCTATAGAAACCGCATCAACAACGTTCTTCACTGCTTCCGTGTCTTGGGTCATATCAGCAATTCCAGGCCCGTAGGGACTTGTTGATACGAGAGTTGGGATCGTTGGCCGTCTTTGCCGATGTGAGCTTCTTCTTCATCCCCTTCATGCGCGCGCAAAAGCTATCCCGTCTGGGACCGCCTTCAGGCTGGGGAGGCTTCAACCCAGGTTTCCCTGGGTTGGCCCGGTTATAAGAAGCTCGGCCTTTGGCATTCAGACCACCAGACTTGGACTTGCCTTCGGCACGCTGCCAAGCTGGGGTCTTAGCCATAGATGACCATCACCGAGGCAACGTCCGTCAGGTCGGCAAAGATGCCGGTCTGAAAGAGAAGCCCCTCGCCCGGCATCAGAAGCCAGTTGGTGCTGGTCGATCCGGTGATCGTATTCACAGTGATCTTGCTTGGGCCAGCCACGGTAGAGCCGTCCCGAAAGACAACACTGCCCGCCCCGGCAGCAGGAACAATGTAGATACCCTTCACGCGGCAACGGCCAATCGCATTGCCCGCTTGGTCATTCATCACGCCGTCCGTCGTGCGGACGGCGCTAGCAAGGACATCTGTCTGCATGACGCAGAGCCCTCCTTAGCTGTTAGGCGCTGGCAGGGTTCTGGGCGCCGTTCGGAGCGCGCTGGACGTAGGAGACGGTGATGATCGCACGACCAACACCAGCCTCCGAGCCAACCGCATAGCGCACGAACACAGGCGTACCTGCCGAAGTCGAGGTCTGCCACGCAAGCTGCGTCGTCGCCGTGGCGGTACCACGGAAGCGGCCACCAGCCGTCGTTGCCACGGCAGCCATAAGCTGTGCGCCGCCAGTCGCGTTACCAACCGACACAGTGGAGGTGGAGGTGCCGCCCGGAACCACAACCTGATCGACCGTGATGTCCACGATCTGAGAACCCTGGGGCAGAATGCCGAGAGCGGCATCCACGTTGCCGACGCCAGCCGTCACAACGCCCGTGTCATAAGACTGGGTAAGAACAACAAGGCCCGTATTACGGGCAGCGCCCTCACGGACAGTGCCCGAGCGAACCGGGCCGGAAAACGTGGTGAACGCCATCGTTTTTCTCACACACTATGGCTTCACTGTCTCGTTCATGTCTGCCGGGACAGTCAGTGAAGCCGGTTTGCCCGGAATCACCCACATTATGCCCGGTCTGGAAAGGTTACAGCAAGCACAAAAAAAGCAGGGGGCCGAAGCCCCCTGCCCGTTACTCGCCGTGAGGCTCGTCTTACGACGAACCGGGCGAGCCAAAGATGCCCAGCGGATCGGACACGCCGAAGCTATAACGCTCACGGGCCTTGTAGCGAGCGTTACCCGTGTCGAAGTCCCCGTCCATCGACGTGGCGAGCGGCGAACGCACAAAGTGCTTCATGCCGTTCGGAACGTCCGTGGAGAGGAACCACGCATTCGGGTCGGTCAGGAAGTGGTTGACCGTGTAGCCCTCCGGGATGGACCCATTGGACTTCAGCGCGTTGATGTCGTTGTCAGCCGTGCTGGTACGGAGTTCCGTCTCCAGCAGTCGGGTGGCAACGAACATGTTGGACGGCGGCACGATCAGCTTACGCGGACGAGCCGCGATCAGCAGACCACGTTCGTCCGTCCACGCCGCGATCTGAATGACAGCAGCCTCAAGGCTGGTCTCGTTCAGGTCGGCAGGAGTGGCAGGACGGTTGCTGTTGTAGCCACCGGACA